CTGTTTGAGCATTTGTGCCTGTGCTATTTAAAGAATCTGTACCTATTGCAATATTTCCTTTAACTACTGTAGATGCAGTATTAAGATTTCCACCAATAAAACAATCTTTACCTATTGCTATATTACTATCAATTAAACCATTATCTCCTTCATCTAATGATTGACCAGCCGCCATACCAATAAGAATATTTCCATTTTCAGCCGCACCCATTTCTTTACCAGCATTTCTACCGATAGCTATATTTGCTCCACCTGTTACTATATCTTCTAAAGCTGTATCACCTATAGCTACGTTTGAACCACCAGTAGTAACTTTGCTTAAAGAGTCTTTACCAATAGCTATATTACCAGCACCTGAAGTGAGGTCGTGCAATGCTTTGCTTCCAATAGCAATCGCACCTTCTGCCGCAGAAGTCACATTTCCAGATTCCAT